TTTGCCTGATTCGACGTGCCGGTCAGGCTGTTGAGCTGCTGGAAGGGATCGCCACCGCCACCATTGAGGCCCTTGGGTGACGGAGGGGGAATCAGGGCGTTGATAGCCAGCGCGCCCACGATCATCACGCCCGCGGTGATGGCCGCCGCACCAAGGCCGGTGTAACCGAGATACGGTGCGAGATAGGGGGCGTAGATGGACAGCACAACCAAGGCCACCGTTCGGAGCACCTTGCCCCCGTTTCCACCTTGCGGGTAGATGGTGACGTGCACGATCTGCCCGGCCTTAGGCCGGACCTTGCTCCACAGGTCGCGGGATACCGGGTACCCGCCTACCGTAACTTCGCAGGCATGGGATGCACACTCGCCGAGCATCTGCTCGATGGACTTCCCCGCCTGGATGTGACAGAAGACGCGCTCAGGAACCATCGGGTTGGGCTGCGCGACTACGGTTAGAGAGCCATCGGCCATGAATTGCGCTCACAAAAAAGCCCGCACGTGGCGGGCTTGGTGAAATTCGGTTTGGCTTCGCGTGCTACATGCAGGCTTGCGCTGCAGCCCATTGCTTCTTTGGGCCTGGGAAGCTGGATCCTACGGGCGTTCGATAGGAGATATCCGAGCCACCGCCCGCGGGAACTGCCGTCAGGCTGGCCACAGTATTGTTCGCGAACGGTCCTTGGCCGGGCATGACGATCGTTCTACTGTCTCCATCGGAAACGATGTGCGAGGAAGCATTGAGGTCGACCCACTTGGGCAGTACGCATTCAGCGAACTGCGCAGGTGTCTTTCCCGAGTGTCCCTGGAAAAGCGGCGCCTTCTGCTGGATCTCGGAGTACGTGGCACACCCTGCCAATCCCACCACAGCCAGCGCAAAAAGCATCCATTTCATGGCCTGCCCTCCTGTTGAGTCGGGTCAGTGTGCCACGACGCGGCGGTAGATGCCTTCGACGCGCCGGGCCCAGTGCGGCGAGTCCAGCCGCTCGATGCAAGACAGGAGCTGGCGACCATGCTTGTCGGGCGGCGGTGCGTGCAGGAACAGTCCTGGCGCCACGATCACACCGCAATGCCACGGCCGGCCGGCGATGCGCAGGATCAGCAAGTCCAGCGCCCGCGGACGCTCCGCTTGTTCCCATCCATCCGCCAGTCCCGCCTCCACTGCAGCGGCCACGCTTAGGCGATCCGCCGCGCGCGTGTAGGCGTCCGCATAGTCGGGCAGGATGACGCCCGCCTCGGCGGCGAGCACAGCGCGCACAAGTCCCCAGCAGTCGAACGCCGGGCCCCTACCCTTGTCGGCGTACGGGTGTCCGATCCACTTGCCGGCCCAGGCCGGAATCACAGGAACAGGCCTTGCGAATTGCTCGGCTCGTACTGCTGCCCGGGAACCTGCTGGGCGAAGATGTCCATCTCGTAGCCGAGCGTTCCCGTGATGGTCTGGGCGTCGGCTTGTGCCTGCTGCAGGCTCATGGCGAACGGGCCGGCCTCGACCGTGTTGGGTGAGCTAGCCAGAACGACCATGAAAGTCACGCTTGGCTGTCCGACAAGGGTTCGGATCTTGTCGTTTACCTCAAGATCCGTGTTGTCGATGGTCACCGACAGCGATGGCGTTTCGTCCTCCGCCTGCTTGGGCAGGTTGATCTGGAAGGCGTAGGGCTGGTAGGTGCCATCGCTGCGTACGACCGGATCGCTGTTGTAGGCCAAGAGGATCGGCGCAGCGAGGTCGGGATGCTCGATCTTGAGCAGAGGCACGAACACTTCCGGCGTGTCCTGCGCCAGCATGGCCTGTAGGGCGGTGGCGGATACCTCGCGCATCAGGGCACCTTCATCAGATCAAGCGGAACCTTCCACAGATTCGCGCCGACGGCCGTCAGGTTGTAGCCGGGACGTTTCTGGAACACGTAGGTCGCCGCGGTTCCGTCGCGAAAGTCTTTCCAGTCGAATGGCAGCACGTCCTGCAGGGTCGTGGCGACGAATGCCGTCAGCGTCGCAACCTGCGCCTGGGTCAGCACCAGCGTGCAGTTGAACGCTTCCGGCACCGAAGTGAAACGCCTGCGGCGCTTCGGTGCGCCCGTTTCCATCTGGGTCGCCAACACCGGCTCGACCAAAGGGGCATAGCTAAGACTTTCGTCGATGGGCACCGGGAGCGAGCTTGGCCAAGTGGGGTTTGCCATCTCAGCCTCTGCTTACCGGAACGCCGCGACGCTGCAGGCCGTAGGTGCCTTTCATCGCCTTGCCAAAGTCACTGCTCGGATTGGCCGCGTTCTGGGCCATGCGCTGGTCCACTTGCTTCAGCAACACCCGAATGATGTCCTGGCCGCCTGGACCAGTGGATCGCGAGACCTCCGGTTGAACGCCAGTGTGGTTCTCGATCACCACCTGCACATCACCGCCGCCGCCTGCAGCTGCCACGCCCAGCTTGCCGTCCGGTCCACGGCGCAGCGGCATGATCGCCTCGGGGCCTGCTTCGCCAAAGACGCCAGCACCATTGGCGAAGGCAAACAGGGTCGGCTTGTCGTAGACGCCACCCGAGTAGGCGGACAAGCTCGGAGAGTTGGCGAACACGCCGCCCTTGGCGAAGCCGCTCCACTGGCCATCACCAAAGGTCGCCATGGTGCCGCCGGCCCCATCCGAGCCGCCGCCGAAGATCGACTGCAGCGCTTGGGACGCCAGGATGCGCAGTTCGATCTTCGCGAGATCGGCGATCATCGAATCGGCAAGCGATCCAAAGTCGAGCTTTCCGGTCGCCACGAAGTTGCCCAGCGAGTCGGTGAGCGAGTCGAAGGCATTGGTGAACGCGGCCTTGGTCTGGCCGGCGACGTCTCGGCCTTCGTCCTGAATGTTGGCGAGGGCGCCCTGCAGGCCGTTCGCGAAGCTTGCCCGCGCGCGGTCGATGGCGCGCCATCCATCCATCTCCATCTGGACGCGGTGCCGGTAGTACTCGTCCAGATCGTCGAGTTGCTGTTGGTACCCAGCTCGATCGAGTGCGCTGGTCGCGTTCTGCTGGCGCTTCTGCAGGTCCGCCTTCTTGCGGTTGTAGTCCTCGTCGATGGCGATCAGCGCTTGCTGTTCCGCGACCTCCCGCTGCCCCATACCGATCGAGGCGACCTGCAGGTCGATCGCTCGCTGGCGCGTCGCCAGCATGTCCTGCAGCGTGGCCTTGTAGGCCGCGGCCGCCGTCGTGCTACGCGCCCACTGCTCGGCTTCCTTCTTGAAGCCGTCGATCTCTTTCTGGATGCTGGCCGTCAGCGCGGCGCGCGGGTCGTTGCCGATGGACTCGGCGAAGGGGTCGGCCTTCTTGTCCCGGTACTTTTCATTGATGCCGGCGAGGATGGTCGCCTCATTGGCGCGGATACGGTCGGCCGTCGCCTTGTCGCCAGCGGCCAGCGCCTTCTCGATGGCGGCGTTGGCCTTGGCGCGGGCCGCGGTGATCTCCTGGACGCGCCGCTGCTCGGTGGTCGCGTACAGCGCCGCTTCGGCGTCGGATTCGGCCGCGGCCTGCACCGCCTGGTCAGCCAGCGACTTCTGCCGGGCGTCCTTGGTGGCCTTGGCCTCGGCGTCGTACAGGTCGCTGATCTGCTTGCGCAGCGCCTGGATCTGGGGGGAATCTTCGGATAGGCCGTGCTGGAACTCGCCATTGGGCAGGAAGCGCCCGTCCTTAAGCTGCTGGATCTGCTCCTGCAGCGCCTGCGCCTGGTCGCCGCGGGATTTCTCGCGGCCGACGTCCAGCATGGCGTCCCAGGCCTTCTTGGCGTGGACGGCGACGTAGTCCCACGCCTGCTGCATCAGACCAGTGTCCTGCTGCACCTCCTTGGTGCGCTGCGCCAGCGCCTCAGACCGCGCCTTCATGGCGACCGTCGAGGCTTCCTCGACGTTGCCGGCGTCCTGCAGCGCCTTGATGCGCTCGTAGGTGGCCTCGGTCAGGAAGTGCTCGCTCTCGTTGAGCTTGAGCACGGCCTTCACCGGCTCGTCCTGCAGCGAGGCAAACTGCTTGATCGTCTCGGCGGTGGACTGGCCGGTGAGCTTGGCCATGTCCAGCGCGGCCTGCCCCACCAGGCCAAGCTGCTGGCCGGTGAACTTGCCGGACGCGGCCACCTCGGCCAACGCCTTGGCCGCGTCGTGCTGGGTCGTGGAGCCCGTGGCCATGGCCTCGGCCATGT